TGATTGTCAAAGAGGACCCTACTGCTTCTGCTCACGCAGGTCACTTCAAAGCACTGCTGCAAGAACTGGCAATCAAGAAGTCCTTTGTTCCTGATGTTATCTTTGTTGACTATCTCAACATCTGTGCATCGAGTCGCTTCAAAGGTGCTATTGTAAACTCGTACACTTACGTGAAAGCTATTGCCGAGGAACTACGAGGTCTCGCTGGTGAGTGCAACGTCCCTATTATATCCGCCACCCAGACAACGCGATCTGGGTACGGAAATTCGGATGTGGAACTCACTGATACGTCAGAATCCTTTGGGTTGCCTGCTACTGCTGACTTTATGTTTGCTCTCATCTCTTCTGAGGACTTGGAAGCAAACGGTCAGATTATGGTCAAGCAACTTAAGAATAGATACAATGACTTGAATATGTTCAAACGATTCGTCATTGGTATTGACAGATCAAAGATGAGATTGTATGATTGTGAAGAGCAACCGCAAATTGTGGATGCTGGTCAACCTGATGGACCCGTTGAGGTTCTAGAAACTAAACTATTTACTGACTGGAAAGTATGACCATTGATGGAATGCCCGAAGACTTCAAAGGGTTTGACACTCCTTCATCGAAGCGAGTTACTGAAGAAGCAAAGGCGAAAAGATCAAAGAATGAAAAATTTGAGGTTGACCTCGATAAATACATTGAGTTTGTGGATGTAGTAACATCCGAACCTTCTCGTGACTTTGATGCTCTAATGGAGCGTTACAAAGATCTTCATAAGAAGGGTTGCAAAATTGAACGCCTTGATACCGCTGCCTCTGGTCTTGTAGCAGAGAGTGGTGAGTTTATGGAACTGGTCAAAAAGATCAAGTTCCAAGGTAAGGAGTACAACCACGACGTACGTGATCATCTGATGACCGAACTCGGTGATGTACTTTGGTACGCTGCTCAAGCGTGTATGGCACTTGATTTCCGTTTAGAAGAAGTCATCTTCCGTAACACCGTCAAACTTGCCACTCGCTATCCAGAGGGAGAGTTTACGGTTGTACGTTCTGAAGAACGTGCTGAGGGTGACCGTTAATCTCTCTCCCCCCTCTACTACAATGTACACCAGTAAAGATGAAGTGCAGCAAATGATTGATGCTGCAATGGCAAAGCATAATCGCACTGCCTCTCTCATCAGTATGATTCTAGGTTTCATTACGCTTGCACTTTTTCTTGATGGTCTACTTCGTATGATGGGCATCGTCCCTCCATTTATGGGGATTGATGTTGACATCATAGATAACGTGGTTGACAAAGTGAAAGAGTCTCTATGACGGTCTATGTTGGTAAAGGCAGTCCTGTGTTTGAGTTTATTCTTCCACAGGATTGTATGAATGAATCTAATCAAACGATTGACAAATGGATGCAAGGAGGTAACGAACAACCTATCTCCTCTAATATAGTTGGTACTCAAACTGATACCAACTTACCGCTTCCACTTTGTCAATCTTTTGCTGTACAATGCTGTAAAATGATTTCCAACCTGGTATATAATGCAGGTGGCAGAACGTACGGTGGACTTAATGATGGTACTACAGATATTGAATTTGAAGTAAGAAATTGTTGGGGTGCTGATTATGCACCAGGTGACTTTGTGAAACCACATAATCATTTCCCAGCAGATTTTGCTGCAGTAGGATACCTCAGATGTGATGATGGTGCAGCACCAATTATTTTTGATGGTAATAGTCCATATTACCCAACGGAAAGACAACTACTGATCTTCGATGCAAAGATGTTGCACGAGGTACCAGTTACAAATGCTCATCGTAGATGCTTTGCGATGAATTTGTATAAGAAATCAGGTACGTTCTAATGAACTTGCAACCTACCTTTGCTAGTTTTCTAGCAACAGAGGTTCTACCTGTAGATTGTGACAAGATTCTTCAATACTGTATTGATCTTGAGAAGAGGAGACCCTCCTACCATACAAATGGGTGGCAAAGTGGTCCACTAGAAGAAGATATTCCAGAACTAACTGACTATATTAATAGTAAGATCCCACATTTTTCTGAACTGTACGGTTTATCCGAGAAAGCAAAACCACAGATCAGCGACTTTTGGATCAATAGAAATAGTTCTGGACCACAGAATGCTTTCAATACAGAACCACACATCCACGCTAATCATTGGATTAGTTTTGTGTTTTATCCAGAGGCAGATGAAAACACTGCACCTCTCATTCTTGCCAATCCACATAGTGTCATAGAGTACACCGTACCTAGAGACTTGATACGAGAAGATAATAACTGGAACAGTCATAGGATGATTGTGAAACCTGTCACAGGACTCTTGGTTGCATTTCCTAGTTGGATTATGCACTGGATTGACCAGTCACCAGTACCTCAAGACAGGTATAGCATCGCCTTTAACGTTACCTTATCTCATATCAATCTAAATAGTAGGTAAATCACCATAATCTAATGGCACAAGGCAGAGGCGTACAACTAGAGTGGGCGATCGTATATGAATCGTTAGTCCGTGCTGGATTGCCATATAGTGAGATTGATAAGAGAGCGAAGAAACATTCAAACTTAAGGGCATATGATGGTGCAGTTGGAGCACAAGCAAAAGCGTGTGTCGATCTTGTACAAAAGTCAAATCCTAATCTATTAGCACAGGCATATCACAGTGATGAACTAGGTATTGAGGGTGATCCTGAACCTAAGACTGATGTTGTGTTTGGTACAGGTAGTAGCAACGTACGTTGTTCTGTCAAGATGAAGGGTCCTATTCAGTTGTCTAGTGCAGAAGGTCCTAGCACTGCACGTGCTATGGCAGCAACTGCTGCTATGTGTCCTGGTCAACGTGGTGCTGGTCTTTCTAAGTTGATCACTGATATTGCTGCCACACCAACAAAACTTCTGGTTGAGAAGAACCTTGCCAAAGCAACTGAAAGAAAACCAAACATTGTAAAAGATCTGGTAGACCACACTGGTAAGATCCGTCAAGATAAGAACTACAAGGTTTGGTTGGAAAGGAACAAACCTACACTGATCAAGGATCTGTTTGCATATCTGGAGAGTGATCCAGCATTTTTGTACTGTCTGATTGAAGAGACGCTGACAGGTAAGAATTATTTCAAGACCAATAAGCAAGCGATTGCAACACATATGCTGTCACCATCGGTCTTTGGACCCATCGATGACGCATACATTAGGAAGATGGTTGGTAAAACCAAGATCGACATCCGTGCCAAGTCAAGGGACGGTATATCAAGTGTCGCCTTCCGCTTTGACGTACGTGCTTGAGGGGTTATAATACTGGTATGGCAAAGCAAAACACTCATCTCGAACACCTTGAAGACGACATCCTGAACCAGGGATCTGCAGGTGGCAAGAACGCCATCGCATTCCTGAGGGAACTGGGTAAGATGCTGTCTGAACCCAAGTCCAGCGTGAGAATCACAACCAAGTGGGACGGTGCTCCTGCTGTGATCTGTGGTAGAGATCCTATGTCTGGTAAGTTCTTTGTTGGAACCAAGGGCGTCTTTGCTCAACTTCCTAAGACTTGCTTTGAGGACGCTGATGTTGATGCTTATTACAGTGGAGACCTTGCTAAAAAACTCAAGACTTGTTTGAAACTTCTTCCCAAGTTGGGAATTAATAATGTTATTCAAGGTGACCTTCTGTTCACTGATGATAAGTCCACCAAAACGATTAATGGTAAGAAGGTAATATCATTCCAACCAAATACTATTACGTACGCTGTTCCTGCTGATACACCACTTGGCGACAAAGTACGTAAAGCAAAACTAGGTATTGTATTTCACACCTCATACAGTGGTGGTCCACGTCTTCGTGATATGACCCCTTCTTTCGGTGTGGATGTATCCAAGATGCAGAACATTCCTGGACTGATGGTGTTCTCATCTAACTTCAAGGACGCTACAGGTGCATCTACATTTACTCCTGCACAATTAGCACAGTACAATCTTACGGTTAACAGAGCAGAGGGATCCCTGAAGCAAGCATCTGCTTTCCTTGATCTTCTTAAGGCTACAGGTGACGGCAAGTTTTTGCTGTCTGCTATGTTCAAAGTGTACTTTAACTCCTTTATTCGCAAAGGTGTTAGGTTTGAAAATGCACGTAGAGTTGCTGCTGGATTTGAGAAGTTCTACAGTGATGCACTCGATAAAGAGATCGCTACTAAGAAGCAACCAAAAACTCAAGAGAAGTATCAGAAGATCAAGCAAGATGGTATCAAGTTTATTCGTACCAACAATCGTGCAATCTATATGACTGTTGCTTCTTATATGAATTTGATTGAATCTAAGACTTTGATCATCCGACAACTGGAAAGGGTACAGTCAATCGGCACATATATAAAGACAGATAGTGGTTATCGGGTCACTGCACCTGAAGGTTTTGTCGCTATCACATCTGGTTCTACTCTCAAATTAGTTGACCGCTTGGAGTTCTCCCGCGCCAACTTCACAGTAGAGAAGAACTGGGGTTAATAAATATATAAGGGAAACCAACGAATACATCAATGAAATTCGCTAGTTTTATTTCGGAAGCACGTACTGTCGCTGGTGAAGCAGCAGCAAAGAGAGGTCTACAACACGTAGGACACGGTTACTACGCAGATAGAAGCGGTACTATTGTCGCTAAATCTGAGGGTGGTCAGCGTCTCGTGGGAGTCTCTCCTGATGAAGCAGCACAAGCACAGGCAGGTGCAGAAGAAGGAGCAGCGGAAGATGAAGCAAACTCTACTGTAGAAGATCTTGGTACTATCGCTATTACTTTTGGGAGGTTTAACCCTCCTACTATCGGTCACGAGAAACTCCTCAACCGAGTATCCTCAGTTGCAGAGGGTGACTATCGAATCTACCCATCACGATCGGTCGATCCGAAGAAGAACCCACTAGAACCGAAGGAAAAAATCAAGTTTATGCAAGAGATGTATCCTGCTCATAAGGATGCAATCGTTAATGACTCTGAAAAGGGAAACATCTTTAACGTACTCTCTGCACTAAACGAAGAGGGTTATTCCTCTGTCACTATGGTTGTCGGCAGCGATCGTGTTGCCGAGTTTAGTAATCTCCTCAACAAGTACAACGGTACAGCGTATAACTTTGAGGAGTTAAAGGTTGAATCAGCAGGTGAACGTGATCCTGACGCCGAAGGTGTTGAGGGTATGTCTGCATCTAAGATGCGTGCGTTCGCTGCTGAAGGCAACCTGAAAGAATTTGCTAAGGGCATTCCTGGTGGGAATGAAGACCTAGCAAACAATCTTATGAATGCTGTACGTAAAGGTATGGGTGTCAGAGATGAAGAAGATGTTACTGAACTCTGGCAAATTGCTCCTAAGTTGGACCAAGAAGGTCTCAGGGAAGCATATATTACTAGAGAAGTTTTTGCTCTGGGTTCACTCGTTGAACATCTTGATACAGGTGTTCTGGGTAAGATCGTTTACAGAGGAACTAACTACGCAATCTTTGAAGATGAAAACGGATGGAGATTCCGCTGCTGGTTGCAGCACCTCCACGAAGTAGTCTCAAATGAAAAGCATCATTCTGCTGATGATGGTAGTGGTAACGATTGGAAAGTCGGTACTGACACTTATCGTCAAGCAGTACAGGCGATGACGCCTGGGCAGTCTCTGAAAAAGTTCAGCGACTTCCGTAAGTCTAAATAGTATTATCAAAAGAAGCCTAGAGATGGACCTGAATTACGCTGCGAAACTATTAAAGTATCCTCCTAAAGATGTTCAGCGCGTCACGTACGTTGTTGAATTTGCTGAGCACCTCTTGGAGGATATTCAGGAAGTACACTCTTATATCGAGTCGAAGCTCGAGAGTGATCGCCTGATTGAAATTGCCGACATCATTCTTGAGAACAAGAATATGGCAACCATCAAAGCGAAACCTAGTGCTGCTTCTGGAAAGATTGATAGCGTCAAGGAAAAGCAAACCACTGAGGGACCTGTCACTGCAACCCAACGTACCATCAGTGCAAAAGCATCCGACGCATCCCCTAAGACCGAAGAGGTTATTAAGGAAGAAGAAAGCGATCGCTTGAAAGATCGTCGTATGGAAAGAGGCGGTGTTGGTGGAAACCAACGTTACGGATCTAGTGCTTCCTCTAACAAAGGAGCAAAGAAGTATGACCCTGAAAAGTCGCGTGCAGCGTCTAAGAAGGCAGTCGATATGGTGCGCCAGTCGATTATCAAACAGTATGGCAAAGGTGCGCTGGTCAATTCATTTGAAGCAGAAGAAGCTGGAGAGAATCTGGAGGAGAAGAAAGGTCTCTGGGATAACATTCACGCTAAGCGTAAGCGCGGCGAGCGTCCTGCTAAGCCTGGGGATAAGGACTATCCCAAGACTCTTAACGTAGAGCATCACGAGAAAGATGCTGACGGTAAAGTTATTGAGCACGATGTTGATGATGTTGAAGAGGGTTACAAGCCCATCGACAAGAAAAAAGAAACTGCAATGTATCGTAGAGCAGGTAACCTGAGTCGCGATGCACTTAGCAAAGGAATGAATACTAAGGCAGGTTCTAAAGCACAAGATAAGTCTAGCAAGATTGTAAGCGCAATCTCTTCTCAGAAGGAGCGTGAGCGTTTCAGCAAGATGGCAGACATCAAAGCACGTAGCAACTACAAGGAAGAAACTGAAATTGATGAGGCAACTTATCCTTCAGACTTTAAGAACGGTGTTGCCAAGAAAAAGACTGGTAGACCTGTCCAGCACGATCAACCTATGAGTGGTGGTCGTAGAAAGACTGTTGATGAAGGTCTCAAGAAAGCACGTGAGAACGTCGGCGCTGATAAGTGTTGGGACGGGTACGTTGCTAAGGGTACCAAGATGAAGAACGGAAAGGAAGTTCCGAACTGCGTCAAGGAATCCGAAGAGTGGATGTGGGATCTGGCAGATGAACTCAACGAAGATTTCGATCTGCTGACTGATCTCGATCTGCAAGATCTGATCATCGAAGCATTGGTTGACCTGGATAGTGAAGAACTTCTCCAAGAAGCTTGTGAGACCTTCACTGGTATGGAACTTCTCACTGAGGACTATTACGATTCTGCTGTTAAGGCATCTAAGGCAGCATCTAAGACTCCTGAAGCACGTGCTGGTCGTCGTGCACTGAGAGTTGCTAAGGTCAAGAAGGCTGCTAAGGCAGTCGGTTCTGCTCTCAAGTCTGGTGCTAAGAAAGCAGCATCGGCAGCAGGAGATGCAGCAAAGAAAGTTGGTTCTGGTGCTAAGTCAGCAGTTAAGTCGGGTGCCAAGAAGGCAATCGGCGCTGCAGGTAAGGCAGCAGGTCACGCAGTTGGATCGTATCAAGCAGCACGCATCAAAGCAAAGCGTGAAGCACTGTCCAGCAGTAAGCCCAAGGCAAAACCCGCTAGCTCTTCGTCCTCTGATAAGGACGCTGAGACTCGCAAGAAGGGTGAAGCACTCCTCGACAAGATCCGTTCTTCGGGTGGTCAGTCGAAGTCTTCATCTGGTGGATCATCCTCCAGCGGTGGTTCCTCTTCTTCTAGTTCTACAACCACAACTACAACCACAACCAGTTCTGGTGGTGGCGGTTCATCCTCAGGTTCTGAGGGTACGTCTAGGAAGAAGTCTCTCCTGCGTCGTGCAGGTAGCGCAATCAAGCGTGGAATCAAAAAGGTAGTCGGCAAGACTGCCCGTGCCGTATCTGGTGGAGCAGACAAAGTGGCAAAGCGTATGGGTGAGGAAAGCGACTGGCGTCAGCGTCTCGGTATGACTGAGGAAAAGACTCCAGAGCAGAAAGCAAAGTCTGCTGCACTCGCGAAGTCTAAAGAACTTACCAACCAAGGTAAGCACAAAGAGGCATCCGAAGTGTTCAAAAAAGCATTCCCTAACTTTGGTAAATGATTATGGATTTAAGCGAGAAAAAAACTAAAGTAATTATCAACCCTAAAAAGCAAGATCTAATGAAGGAATCTATTCGCCACCTCCTGCAAATGGAGTTGCAATCGCTGAAAGAAGCGACCAAAAAGAAACTAGACGCTGTAGGGAAAGAGGACAAGGACATCGACAATGACGGTGACCACGACAAGTCCGACAAGTACCTTCTGAATCGTCGTAAGACTGTTGCTAAGGCAATGGGCAAGAAGACTCACATCTGTGCCAAGTACGTTGAGCACGCAGACTATGGTCTTTGCAGCACCATTCCTGAGCGTCACACTCTGATCGAAATGGAAGAGGCAGATGCAGAGGGTAACACCCACTATGTCTCACACTATGACATCGTTACCGAGTCAGGACAAATCTTCGAGCACGTTGCTGTAGAAGATCTTGAAATCGTAGTAGCAGAAGGTCACGGACATAATTGAGCCTATATAGGATAGGTTCCCTATCCACAGGTTTAATTATGTTAGCATTCCTACTACCTCTCGCGTCAAAGATCGTAAAAGATGCTGTTGCCGCGATTCCCGATAACGAAGATCTCGGAGAAAAACTAATCGATCTCTGTCTCGTGATCCTTAAGAAAGCGGTCACCCTTACAAAGACAGATATGGATGATCAACTCCTTGCCGTAGTTGAAAAAGCAATCAAGGCAAGAGAAGAAGAGTGATAGCAACGGGGGATCCTACGGGGTCCCTCTCTTGTTTTTATAAATAATATCTAGGAAACTCAATCGTAGAGGACAACAATGGCAATTTTCGGAAAAATTGATGCCGCGACCTTCTCTAACAATGTTGCCGTCACCAATGGCGATGCCACTGTTACGAAGAACGCTGCTGACACAGTAGTGGTTGGAGATGTGTTGGAACTTGGTGGTGTTGCATACATCGTCAAGCAAGTTAACAGCACTACCTCAATCGAACTCCACAAGAATTATGCAGGCAGCACTGCTGCTGCTCTGTCTGGTGCTGTAAGACGTACACCTCCTAAGGCAGTCGCAGAATACGTTATCAAGGGTGGCGATAGCGTCTCCTATGATCTCGTGTTCGTTGACACCACTGAGATGCTGCTCGCAGAGAACAAGTCTCGTGGTATCACTGGTCCTGGTTGGTGGTTGTACAACACTTACACCACTGCTCAAGGTGACACCCGTCACAAGGCAGAGTGCCTGGCATTCGTTCACGTTGCTGCTGGTACATCTGGTGACGACTCTGACGACACCATCGTGGCAGACGTGGCATCCGCAGTGACTATCTCCAGTCAACCTGCTAACTCCACATCTTCCTCTGGTGCTGGTACATTCGCTGTTAGCACATCCACAACTGGTACACCTGGTGCACTTGTTTATAAGTGGCAGAGACAGACTGCAAATGGAACTAGATGGAAAGACATCACCGCATCTCTTGACACTGGTATCACCTATGCAGACTTCACCACTGCAACTCTTGCATACAGTAGTCTCGGTGGCGCTACCCTCGATGGATACAAGTACAGAGTTAAGATCACCTCTGCAGGTGGTACTGAGGAAGTAATTTCTAATGGTTCCGCAACTCTGACTTTCGGTAGCTGATAACTTCCCCTCTTGTTATGATTTTTACGGTGCTAAACGCGGACAACTATATGTTGTTCGCGATGAAACATTACGACAATCCCCAGTCAGTAACGTACGACGATTTTCAAGAAGATATGATGAGGTTTAAGTACCTCAAGAGACTTTTTGGACGGTATGTAAAGACTGGGGTCTTGCGTAATCACTTGATACTCAACCACTTAATCGTTTTGTTTAATGTGTTTGGTGATGCAGCAATCCCGCTGCTTATTTTTAAGATCGAATCTCAGTATTGGGGCATATTAAAATCATACCTAGAGTTCCTTAATAGACTTGAAGTTGGTTTGTTACCAGGCACTGAGTTTGATGACTATGTACAAGAAGAACTTAGGAAACTCTGATGCCCGCAAAGTCAGTAGCACAACGTAGATTTATGGGAATGGTACGTGCCACCCAGAAAGGAGAGATGGATAACCCTTCTCCTGAGTTGAAGCGTGCCGCTGGGGATATGTCTGCTAAAGCAGTCAACAAGTTTGCCAAGACGAAAGAAAAGAATTTACCTGATAAGGTTGAAGAAGAAACTAAGTATGATAAAGAAGGTAACGACAAGTATGATCGTTACAAGCGTATGGTCCGCCATAAGCAAGACAAGTATGGCGTTTCTACATTGAAGCAACGTCTTAAGCACGGTGGTGTTGATCACAACATTGATAATGAAAAGAAGGCGAAGATGAAAGAAGAGACTGAACAGTTAGATGAAATCGCACCTGTTCTTGCTGGTGCTGCTAAGGTTGCAGTAGCAGGAGCAAGGGTAGCAGGTAAAGTTGCAGCACGAGGTGCTGTCGCTGCTGGTAAAGGCATTGCTAAGGGTGCTAAGAGTACGTTTAAGGCAGCAGGTAGAGGAGTCAAGAAAGGTGTTGAGCAGGGTGCAAGAGCTGCTGCAGCGGATGTTGCTGCAACTGCCATTAGTAATGTTGCTAAGAAGAAAGAAGCAGCAAAGAATGCACCTTCTACTGCTGTAAATGAGCGTGCGGATGTGTGGCATCCCGATCCAGAGAAGGATCGTAAGTTAGGTGGTCCTGGTGCTAATCAACGTGCACGTGAAGATCGTGCTG